TCCACAAAAGAATTACTACAAAGACTATATCGCAGATTTCTCAACAAATCTGTTTGCTGGATATAATCCATCTGCAGCTGCTGATACTTTCCACCAGACGATTGATGGCGAAACCGTTACTCCTAGAGCAACTGGATTCTCTACATCATATACTCCATATACAACTGGAGAAGGTCTCTGGGGTAGAGCTGCTCAAAATAATATCTTTGCTGCTCTTGGAAATGTTTCTTACTCCCTTGGTGGTGGTGAGGATTATAGTGCAGGAGTACCTGCCAGAGGTTCAAATGGTGGCATGACTGCAACTCTTGGAGGTCTCAAGACATCCTATGAGTTGTTCCAAAATAAAGATGAGATTGCTGTAGATTATTTGATCATGGGTCCTGGTCTTGGATCAAGAGATCTTTCGCAGGCAAAAGCAAATCATCTAATTTCTCTTGCAGAGGGAAGAAAAGATTGTATGGCAGTGATTGGACCTCATAGATCTGATCTGATCAACGTAACAAATACTGAGACTCAGACTGAAAACTTACTTCAATATTATTCTTCAGTCAATTCTTCATCGTATGCAACATTCGATTCTGGATATGCATATAGGTATGACAGATTTAGTAATGAGTTCCGTTTCGTTCCAACCAATTCTGATATTGCTGGATTGATGACTAGAACTACGATTAACTCGTATCCATGGTTCTCGCCTGCAGGTCAACAAAGAGGTATCCTCAACAACGTTGTCAAACTTGCATATAATCCGACTAAGGCACAAAGAGATCGTCTTTATCCCGCAAGAGTTAACTCCATTATCACAAAACCTGGTGTTGGAACTCTTCTCTTTGGAGATAAGACTGCTCTTGGATATTCATCTGCGTTTGATAGAATTAATGTTCGTCGCCTGTTCCTTACTATTGAGCAAGCACTTGAAGGTGCTGCTGAAGCACAACTCTTTGAACTCAACGATGAGTTAACGAGAGCAAACTTCAGAAATATTGTTGAACCATTCTTGAGAGATGTTGAGGCAAAGCGGGGTATTTACGGATTCCTCGTTATTTGCGATACAACCAACAACACTCCAGATGTTATTGATAATAATGAATTCCGAGCAGACATCTTCTTGAAGCCTGCAAAGTCAATCAATTACGTTACCTTGACCTTCGTTGCTACACGCACAGGCGTGAGCTTTGAAGAAGTCGCAGGTAGAGTTTGATCTAGATTAATCTAAATAACACTAGGAGGATACAAAAATGGCAACATCTAGAGAAAACAAAACTATTTCTCAATTTAAGTCTGCACTCATTGGGGGCGGCGCACGCCCTAATCTATTTGAGGTAGAATTAACAACACTCCCAGGAGGAATTCCTTGGGATTCGGATAACTTTAGATTTATGTGTAAGGCAGCAAACCTGCCTGCTTCAAACATCGCTAATATCGATGTTCCCTTTAGAGGGCGTATTTTTAAAGTTGCTGGAGACAGGACCATTGACACTTGGACCATTACCATCATCAATGATGAAGCTTTTGCTCTTAGAACAGCAATGGAAGCTTGGATGGATCAAATTGCAAAGTTAGAAAATAACTTAGGTACAACTCTTCCTGAGGCATACATGACTAATGCTTCAGTATTCCAACTTGGTAGAGGTTCTGTTCCAAGTAGCAGAGACAATTCAGGTAATTCCAATGTTATCCTTGCTGAGTATGAATTCATCGATATCTTCCCAACGGAAGTTTCTCAGATTGATCTTTCATACGATAGCAGCGATACTATCGAAGAGTTTAGTGTTACTTTCCAAGTACAGACATACACGCTCTCGAAAGCTGGCGGTCCTAACGGTTGATAAATAGTTAAAATTAACCGTTAGTTATGTCCAAATTATTTGGGTTCTCAATAGAGGACAATGAACCACTATCACCAAATGCGGTTTCCCCCGTCGCTCCTAACGATGAGGATGGGGTATCCCATTATATGAGTAGTGGTTTTTTTGGTACACATCTGGATATTGAGGGTGTATATAAAACCGAAACTGATTTAATTAAAAGATATCGTGAGATGGCACTTCATCCAGAAACGGACAGTGCTATTGAAGATATTGTCAATGAAGCTATTGTTTCCGATTCAAATGATAGTCCTATTGAAATTGATCTTGACAATTTAAATGCTAGTGATGGAATAAAAAACAATATTCGTAGTGAGTTTAAGCACATATTAAACTTATTGGATTTTGATAAAAAAGCTCACGAAATCTATAGAAATTGGTATATTGATGGACGTATTTACTATCATAAAGTAGTTGATTTCAAAAAACCCGAAGAGGGTATTAAAGAACTTAGATATATTGATGCAATAAAAATGCGTCATATAAGAGTTCAGAAAAAAGATGATCCAAACAAACAGAGAGCTTCTATCTTCAAATTAGAAGAAGATCCAATGGCTTATCAATTCCCAGAAATTGATGAGTATTTCATCTATAATCCAAAACTTTCGTATCCAACTTCCACCATTGCATCGCAAGGTTCGGATCAAGGAATTAAGATAACAAAAGATGCTATTTCATATTGTACATCTGGTCTAGTAGATCGTAACAAAGGAACCGTTCTTTCGTATCTTCATAAGGCCATCAAATCCATCAATCAACTTAGAATGATTGAGGATTCACTGGTCATCTACAGATTGTCCCGTGCTCCTGAACGTAGAATTTTCTACATTGACGTTGGCAATCTTCCAAAAGTCAAAGCAGAACAATATCTGCGTGATGTTATGATGAGATATCGTAACAAACTTGTATACGACGCATCCACTGGAGAAATTCGTGATGATAAAAAGTACATGGCAATGCTTGAAGACTTCTGGCTCCCAAGACGCGAAGGCGGAAGAGGAACTGAAATCTCAACTCTCCCCGGAGGACAAAACCTGGGTGAAATCACTGATATTGAGTATTTTAAAAAGAAATTATACAGGTCCCTTAATGTTCCACCCTCAAGAATGGATGGAGAAGGTGGGTTTAACTTGGGGAGATCTTCTGAGATCTTGAGAGATGAACTGAAATTCACCAAGTTTGTTGGTCGTTTGAGAAAAAGATTCTCCAACATGTTTAATGACATGCTGAAGACTCAACTAATTCTTAAAAATATCATTACTCCCGAAGATTGGGAAATGATGAGTGAGCACATTCAGTATGATTTCTTGTATGACAATCATTTTTCTGAACTTAAGGAATCTGAACTACTAAACGAAAGACTTGGTAGTCTTCAATCAGCAGAACCATATATTGGTAAATATTATTCAGTTGATTATGTTCGTCGCAAGATCTTGCGTCAAACAGATGAAGAAATTATTGAGCAAGACAGACTTATCAAAAAAGAAATTAAGGACGGTACAATTCCTGACCCTGCAACGATAGATCCTGCAACTGGATTACCATTCGCACCAGAAGGTGCTGGTGGAGATTTAGGTGCTCCAGTGATGGAACCTGAGATTGATGGTTCTCCAACTGAAGCACCAGAGTTGCCAAAAGGGGGAGAGATTTAATACAATCATGATTAAGGAAATTGATAGTTTATAAATACTATCTGATGTTACCCTTATAGAATATTTTCATGGATGATTTAATGGATATGGTTGTCGCTGATGAATCACCAGCAGGAATCAGCGACAAAATTAAAGAAGTTCTTTATACAAAAGCTGCTGAAAAAGTAGAAAATCAACGACCACAGGTAGCAACTTCAATGTTTGATACCGAAGGTGACTCGGAAGAGTAATTATAAATAAAAATAAATGACCCGAGTATATCAATGACTTTAAGACCAGTAGGAGCAGGAGCTTCTGTTATTATCGCTGGAACCGCAACAACTTCATCTGCTTTTAGAGTGCAGACTAATTCCCTGCGTGTTGTTGCAAAAGAAAAGGGTTGTCATGTTGCAATTGGAACTGATCCAAAAGCAACCACTGCCAATTTTTATGTTGCTGTAGGAGAACCAGAAACTCTTGCAATGACTAAAGCATCTCAAGTAGTTGCTAGTGTTACAAAAGGAACAACCACAGTTATCACTGCACCAGAAGGAACTCAAATGCCTTTTGGTATCGGTGACCGAATTACTATGGTTGATGCAAATGACTCTAACTACAATACCCTGATCTCTAATACACAAGTTACTGCTGTAAATACAACCTCTGATATTAATGGAAACTTCCAATCTTCAGTAACGGTTGAAGCTAATACCGCCGGTATTAGTACTACATTTACTGCAAACTCTGGAGCATCTGTATTCACATCTCAAAGAATTTCAGTTCTTCAAGGTGCTGCTGATGCTGGCGGAGGTGGAGCACTTTATTTCCAACAAATTCAAAACACGTAAGGCAAATGAAACTCATTAGAGAAGAAATTGAATCAGTAAAGGTTATCACCGAAGGTAGGGGTGCCGAAAAGAAACTCTTTATTGAGGGTCCTTTTCTGCAAACTGAAAAGGTAAATCGTAACCAAAGAATGTATCGTCTTCCAACGATGCAGAAAGAAGTTGCGAGATATGTTGAGAATTATATTTCTAAAGGTCGTGCTCTTGGGGAATTGGGTCACCCCGATGGTCCTACCGTCAATCTCGATAGAGTTTCGCACAAGATTGTTTCTCTTAAACAAGAAGGCAATAATTTTATTGGAAAAGCACAGATTCTTTCTACTCCAATGGGTAAGATTGCAGAGTCACTTTTAAAAGAAGGTGTCACTCTCGGTGTTTCATGTCGTGGTATCGGTTCTATCTCCCAAAATAACGAGGGAGTTATGGAAGTCGGTGAAGATTTTATGTTAGCGACAGCTGCTGATATTGTTGCAGATCCTTCTGCACCTGATGCTTTTGTTCATGGCATCATGGAAGGAAAGGATTGGGTTTGGGATGGTGGCGTTCTCCGCGAAAAATTTGCGGAAAATACTGCAAGAAGAATAAACACTTTGGTTGACCAAAAACGTTTAGATGAACATAAGTTAAATTTATTCAATGAGTTTATAAATTCATTGTAAATTATTAAATTATAAATAAATATAGATTAAATTCGCACAAGGTTCGGAGAGTTCACATGTCTCGTGGAGATTTACAAGAAATGGAAGTAGGCACAAAGCAATCCAAAACCGCTGTAAATGCTAAAGCGGGAGCAGCGGACGCAATGGATACGTCAAAAGCAGGTTCTTATGAAGATCTGGGTGGTCCTACCCCAGATAACTATAAACCTGATGATGATTCAGCAAAATTAGCCACTCCTGGCGGTTCCCTTAAGCAAGTTAAGGATGTCGTCAATAAGGGTGCTAAAGCTGCTGAAGCGGCAAAAGGTGTGAAAGAAGAGGAAGAACTCGATACCGAAGCCGTTGTCGAAGAAGATCAGGAAGTCACCGATGAGGTGGTTAACGAAGAAGAGACTGGAGAAAATGAAGTAGTTGCTGAAGAAGAAACTACTGAAGAAGAGACAGTCGAAGAAGAAGTCGTCGCTGAGTATGACATCGAAGAAGATGTTAATGCTCTTCTCCAAGGCGAAGAACTCTCTGAAGAGTTCCAGGAGAAAGCACGCACAATCTTTGAAACAGCAATTACTGCAAAGGTTGCTGAAGTCAAAGAATCACTAGAAGCACGCTATTCCGAAGTTCTCTCTGAAGAAGTTGAGGACATTAAGAAGGAATTAAACGAGCGTGTTGATTCTTACCTTGAGTACGTTGCTGAAGAGTGGTACATTGAAAACCAACTCGCAGTTGAAGCAGGTCTCAAGAGTGAGATGACCGAATCCTTCCTTACCGGAATGAAGAGTCTTTTTGAAGAACATTATGTAACAATCCCTGAAGAAAAGTATAATGTACTTGAGAGCATGGTAGAAAAATTAGATGACATGGAAACAAAACTCAACGAGCAAATTGAGAAAAATGTTTCACTTAACAGGCGTCTCGCAGAGTCGGTTGCTGATGGAATCTTAGATCAAGTCTCTGAAGGTCTTGCACAGACCCAGAAAGAGAAGCTCGGCTCACTTGCCGAAAGTGTGGAGTTTGAAAGTGAAAATCAATATCGTGAAAAACTGGAGACATTGAAGGGATCATATTTTCCTTTAAAAGCAGTTTCTCCATCAGCTAAGAAAGAGAATCTTTCTGAGGGTGTTGACAGTTCACCCGAAGCCGTTAATGGTTCGATGGCTGCATACCTGAAAACTCTTTCGTCATTTAGCAAATAATTGAATTTAATATTAATTCAAACCTAAAACAATTACACTTAAGGTAAACGCAAATGTTCAATTCCGAACAACTGCAGGAAAAGTGGGCACCTCTCCTCAATTATGAGGGTCTTGGTTCAATCGAAGACTCCCATAAGAGAGCTGTCACCGCTACCCTGCTAGAAAATCAAGAAAAATTTTTAAGAGAGCAAAGTGCTTTCTCCGATTCAGGATCATTCCTGACTGAGCAACCTAACGTTAATACCCAGACTGGTGCTACTGCAGGTTTCTCCGCTGGCGCAACCGCAACCGGCCCAACCGCTGGTTTCGACCCCGTTCTGATCTCCTTGATCAGACGCGCAATGCCTAACCTGGTCGCATATGACCTTGCAGGCGTTCAACCAATGACCGGTCCTACTGGACTGATCTTCGCAATGCGCTCCCGCTATACCAACCAGTCTGGCAGCGAGGCATTCTACAACGAAGTCGATTCTGCATTCTCCGGTCGCGACAATGCATCCAACGGCCAAGACGGTCAGACCGATCCTGTTGCTGGTATGGGTACAACCGCTCAAAGCGGAACTAACCCAGGTGTACTGAACCCAGTTGGTACTGCATCTTCCCTCGGCTATAAAGTCGGTCAGGGTATGCGTACTGATGACGCAGAATCTCTTGATGGCACTGGTAACAATGCCTTCAACCAGATGGCATTCTCGATCGAGAAAGTCACCGTCACCGCTAAGTCTAGAGCACTCAAGGCTGAGTACTCCTTAGAACTGGCACAGGACCTTAAGGCAATCCATGGTCTGAATGCTGAAGCGGAACTCGCAAATATCCTCTCCACAGAGATTCTTGCTGAGATCAACCGCGAAGTCATCAGAACCATCTATAAGACTGCTGAGCAAGGTGCTGTACAGAACACCGCTACTGCTGGCGTATTCGACCTAGACATCGACAGTAATGGTCGTTGGTCGGTTGAGAAGTTCAAAGGACTTCTGTTCCAAATCGAGCGTGATGCTAACGCTATTGCACAAAGAACTCGTCGCGGAAAGGGCAACATCGTCATGTGTTCTGCTGACGTTGCGTCTGCTCTGACCATGGCTGGTGTACTTGATTACACCCCTGCGCTCAACGCAAACCTCAATGTTGACGACACCGGCAACACGTTTGCTGGAACCCTGATGGGCAAATTCCGCGTCTACATCGACCCATATGCTGCAAACCTGACTTCTGCTAACGCAACTCCAGGTAACCAGTATTACGTCGTAGGTTATAAAGGTACTTCACCTTATGACGCTGGACTGTTCTACTGTCCTTACGTTCCTCTCCAAATGGTTCGCGCCGTTGGTGAGAACAACTTCCAACCAAAAATTGGCTTCAAGACCCGCTACGGGATTGTCGCCAACCCATTCGCGGAAGGAACCAACCAAGGTTCAGGTGCTCTGCACATCAACCAGAACCGTTACTACAGACGTGTTGCGGTCAAAAACCTCATGTGATCAGAAGTTTATATACTTCAATCATTTCAGAAGGGTCCCCAAGTGGGACCCTTTTTTTTATTCTATAATATAATTTCCATGTGGAGGAACACTTCCTTCAAAAGGGAGTCTTTTTTTATCTAAATAAGAATACGGATAAAATATCTAAAATGAAACAGACACCTAGAGAAACCAGAGAAACTCTGGAAAAATATAATTTAGTTGTTGAGCATTTGATACAAGAAGGTTACGCACAGGATCACGAATCAGCTGATCACATCATCACTGGTATGAGTGAAGAGTGGTACAATATGATTATTAGCAATTAATTTTAAATGGCAAAAGCAAACCCATATGGTCAGATAGAAAATAGAAATTTTCTTGCACCAGTAGGATTTAAGTTCTCAATGAGAAGAAGTCCCAAGGTTGCATTTTTCTGCCAATCTGCAAACATCCCAGATTTAAGTCTTGGAGTTGCTGTGCAACCAAACTTTCTAAGAGATATTCCGACACCAGGAGATAAGATTGATTTTGGTGATTTAAATTTGACATTCTTAGTTGATGAAAATCTTGAGAACTTTATGGAGGTTCAAAACTGGATGAGAGGTTTAGGATTCCCTGAGGAGAATCAAGAATTTAGAGATCTAGAATCCGAATCTGATCATAGAGGACCATATGCTAAAGACAAAAGAAATGTTTATTCAGATGGAACTCTACAAATTTTAAGCAGCAATCTAGTTCCAAAGTTTAATGTAAATTTTAAGGATATATTTCCATATTCATTGACAACATTAAACTTTGATGCTACTGATACAGATATTCAATACTTTACAGCTGACGTAAGTTTCAAGTATACTAGTTACACATTAACTGATTTAGAGAATAAAAAATTATGAGCATTGATCTTGATTCAATTCAAGAGATGTGGGAAAAAGATTCAAAAATAGATCCAGACAATTTACATACTGAGTCTTTGAATATTGCATCTCTTCATGCAAAATACTTTGAAATATATAATACTATCTTCTTATTGAGAAAGAAGGCAGAGCAACAAAGAAAAAATATAAGACATGAGAGGTATGAATATTTTTCTGGTAAGTCTGATCCTGATGTCTATATAGAAAATCCTTTTCCTAAAAAGATAAGGGATAAGGATACTATGACAAAATATTTGGACGCAGATGAGAAACTTTCCAATTCATCATTGAAGATTGAGTACTATGATACGATGTTAGTTTATTTGGAAAGTATTCTGAAGGTAGTTCAAAACCGCACATTTCAGATTAAGAATGCTATTGAGTATCAAAGGTTTATGAGTGGATTGGGGTAAATAAATAATTGTAGATGAAATCTACGTTATGATTGACACTACTGCGAATGTTGTTATATCAAAATCGAACGAAGTATTTTTAAAGATCAACGCAGAACCTCATATCGAGTATGAGCTGCGTGATCATTTCAAATTTGAAGTTCCCAATGCTAAATTCATGCCTCAGTATCGGGGCAGAAATTGGAATGGAGAAATTCATCTATATGATATGAGATCCAAACAGATTTATGTTGGACTGTTGGATAAGATTGTCTCATTTTGTGAGAAATATGGATATACTTACAAATTTGAAGATAATCAATGGTATGGCACCCCGTATGAAGAGAACGATGGTATATCGTTAGAGGGTGTCAAAGATTATATGCATTCCATTTGTGCCCATACTCCCAGGAAGTATCAAGTTGAGGGAGTATATGGTGCCCTAAAGCATAATAGAAAACTATTGATATCTCCCACTGCTTCTGGCAAATCATTGATGATTTACTCTCTTGTAAGATATTACGTTGACAAAGGTCAAAAAATCTTGCTAGTTGTTCCAACGACATCTCTTGTAGAGCAGATGTATAAGGATTTTTTTGATTATGGTTGGGATGCTGATTCATATTGCCACCGTATCTATTCTGGCAAAGAAAAGATTAATGATGCTTCTGTTACAATTACAACTTGGCAATCTGTTTATAAACTTGAAAGATCTTTCTTTGAAGAATATAACGTTGTACTTGGGGATGAAGCTCATCTTTTTAAAAGTAAATCTTTAATATCTATAATGACAAAATTGCATCATGCAAAATATAGATTTGGATTTACTGGAACTTTAGATGGAACACAGACCCATAAGTGGGTACTAGAAGGTCTATTCGGACCATCATATAAAGTTACTAAAACTGACGAATTGATGCGTCAAGGCCATTTATCTCAGTTAGATATTCAATGTCTTGTCCTCAAGCACCACCCACAAACTTTTGATACTTATGAAGATGAGATACAATATCTTATCTCTCATGAAAAAAGAAATCGATTTATTAAAAATCTAGCACTTGATCTTAAAGGAAATACACTTGTTCTTTTTCAGAGAGTTGAAAGTCATGGAGCAATTCTCTATGAGGAGATAAATAAAAACAAGGGTGACAATCGTAAAGTATTTTTTATACATGGCGGCGTTGATGCTGAAGAAAGAGAATTGGTAAGAGAAATAACTGAAAGAGAGAATAATGCAATTATTGTTGCCTCTTATGGAACTTTCTCAACTGGTATTAATATTAAAAATCTTCATAACGTTATCTTCGCATCTCCATCAAAATCAAGGATTAGAAATTTACAATCAATTGGAAGAGTTCTTAGAAAAGGAAAAAATAAAACTAAGGCAATCCTCTATGACATCTCTGATGATTGTACTCATAAATCAAAAAGAAATTACACTTTAAACCACTTAATAGAAAGAATTAAAATTTATAACGAAGAAAATTTTAACTATGAGATAATTACTATTCAATTAAAAATATGATCGAAGACGATTTTTACGCAACAATAAAACTTAAATCTGGAGAAGAGATATATGCTAAAGTAGCAGCCTCTGAGGAAGAGAACAGGACATTGCTTCTTATTTCTAATCCAATTACCATCGTTGAAGTAAAAACAAGAATGGGTCTATCCGGATATAAGGTAGAACCTTGGTTAAAAACAACTAAAGAAGATTTATTTATTTTAAACTTAGATGACATATTAACTCTATCGGAGTCATCTGATTTAGAAATGATAACTATATACCAACAATTCGTAAGAGACTCTGAAAAAGCAAAGACAGGCCAACCAAAAATAACAAGAGAGATGGGATTTATATCTACAGTAAATGACGCTAAGGACAGTTTAGAAAAGCTTTACAAAAAGAGCTAATTAATCCTTATCAACCCTAACAGAGTTATTATAGTGATTATTTGACACCTTGTCAAGCTTGTCATTGTAGATTGGAAATGTTATACTATCTACATAATATTGATAATGTTTTTTATGATATCTTCTGGAACTATGGCAAAACGTAAAAGATCTGAACACTACGTTAATAACAAAGAATTTCTAGCAGCTCTAACTCATTATCAAAGTGACGTTGAAATTACTTTTATTAAAAAATATGGTAGAGAACCCACAAAGGATGATAGAGGAAAACGTTGGGATACTAAACCTCCTATTCCAAGATATATTGGTGAGTGTTTCTTAAAGATTGCAAATCACTTATCATTCAAACCAAACTTTGTTAATTACATGTTCAAGGAGGATATGATTTCAGATGGAATCGAAAATTGCGTTCAGTACATTCATAATTTTAATCCTCAGAAATCCCAAAATCCTTTTGCTTACTTTACGCAGATCATTCATTATGCGTTTCTCCGCAGGATTCAAAGAGAAAAGCGTCAGTTAGAAATTAAAAACAAAATTCTTGAAAGGTCTGGTTATGACCAAGTGTTTTATGATGATGGGGTTGACGGAATCAATTCTGCAGATTATAATTCAATTAAAGATGCTGTGCATTCCAAACTTCGTTATTGATGCGTGTAGCCATTATCACAGACCAGCACTTTGGTTGTCGTAAAAATTCCAAATTGTTTCATGATTATTTTTTAAAATTTTATAATGATGTATTTTTTCCTTATCTTGAGGAGAATGGAATCACAGAAATAATCGATATGGGTGATACCTTTGACAGTCGCAAAGGTATTGATTTTTCTGCCTTGGCATGGGCAAAAAATAATTATTATGATCGTCTAGAGAGCATGGGTATCCGTGTTCATACAATTGTTGGTAATCATACTGCATATTATAAAAATACAAATGATGTAAATGCAGTTGACTTATTGCTTCGTGAGTATGATAATGTCACAGTATATTCAGAAGTAAAAGAAGTAAAAGTTGGTGGTCTGCCTATATTATTCATTCCGTGGATTAATCAGGACAATGAAAAAACTACTATCAAACTTATTCAAAAGACACATTGCAGTTGTGCGATGGGGCACCTTGAGCTCAACGGATTTAGAGTTAATCGACAGATCGTTATGGATCATGGTCATGAGAGCGAGTTATATTCAAAGTTCTCCAAGGTCTACAGCGGCCACTACCACACTCGATCGGATAATGGACGGGTCTTCTACCTGGGAAATCCATACGAAATATTTTGGACAGATGTTGATGATCGGAGAGGATTCGCCATCTTTGATACAGAAACTCTTGAACATTTTCATGTAGACAATCCTTACCGATTGTTCTATAATGTATATTATGAAGATACTCCTCATCAATTGTTTGATGCAACTCTTTATGAAAATAAAATCGTAAAGGTAATTGTTCGTAAAAAAACAAGTACTAAAGACTTTGAGAAGTTCATTGCTAAACTTTACGATGTAGGGGTTGCAGAATTAAAAGTTGTTGAAAACTTTAATTTTAGTGGATGGTTTGCCGAAGAAGATTTTAATCCTCTTGAATCCGAAGATACTATTTCTATATTAAATAGGTATATTGAAGAATCAGAGATTAATCTTGATAAATCCTTACTTCAAAAAATCATGCAAGAAATTTATCAAGAGGCATGTGAGTTAGTGTAATGTACATCTTAGCAATAGATGGAAAAGGAGCGTATTCTGTACAAAACGAAGATGGTGATCAAGTGCTTTACATCTTTGAAGAAAGGGATGACGTAGATAGATATGCTATGATGCTAGAAGAAGATGGAGCTCCTAAAATGAGTATCACTGAAGTTGAAGATGATGCTATGATATCAGTTTGTGAAACTCAAGGATATGAATACATGGTTATAACAAAAAACGATATTGTAGTTCCTCCTGTAACAACAACTGATCATGATTTTATTTGAAAAAGTACGTTGGCGAAATTTTTTAAGTACCGGCAATCACTATACTGAAGTTAATTTCCAAAAAAAATCCACTACATTAATTGTTGGTTCAAATGGATCTGGTAAGAGTACAGTTCTTGATGCTCTTACTTTTTCACTATTTGGTAAACCATTTAGAAAAATTAATAAACCTCAACTGGTAAATTCTACAAATGAAAAAGATTGTAGTGTAGAAGTTTGTTTTTCCATTAATAAAACAGATTGGAAAATTATTCGTGGAATAAAACCAAACGTATTTGAGATTTGGAAAAATAACTGTTTGATGAATCAGTTTGCCTCAGTCATAGATCAGCAAAAGTGGTTGGAGCAGAATGTTATTAAAATGAATTACAAGTCATTTACCCAGATTGTTATTCTAGGTAGTAGTGCCTTTGTCCCTTTTATGCAACTGTCTACTAATAATCGTAGAGAAGTAATTGAAGATCTTTTGGATATTAAGATTTTCTCCTCGATGAACAGTATTCTTAAAGATAAAATTCGTCAAGAAAAGGAAGAAGTTAGAACTCTTGATTTGAAGAAAGAATCTCTTAGTGACAAATTTGAGATGCAAAGTAACTTCATTGATGAGATTGAAAAGCGCGGTAAAAAAAATATTGAAGATAGAAAAAATAAAATTTCTAACTTAGACGAAGAGATTCTTTTATACATGAAAGAGAACTCTTTTACTGAGGAAGATATTTTCAAGTATGCTAAAGACCAAGAATATGTCACAGGAGCTACAGAAAAATTAAAGAAGTTGGGTAACCTAAAGGGTAAGATTTCTAATAAGGTATCGACTATTACTAAAGAGCATAAGTTCTTTACTGATAATGTAACATGTCCTACATGTACCCAATCAATCGAGGAGGAGTTCAGAATAAATAAGATTGAAGACGCTCAAACTAAAGCAAAGGAGTTGCAATCTGGTTATAAAGAACTAGAAGAGGCAATTAAAAGCGAGCAAGAGCGAGAGCGTCAATTTACTGCACTATCGAAGGAGATTACTAAACTCAATAATGGCATTTCTCAAAACAATACTCGGATATCTGGATGTCAACGACAGATCAGAGATCTGGAATCGGAAATTCAAAGAGTTACCGATAACCTTGCAAATAGAAATACTGAGCATGAGAAATTAGAAACCTTCAAGGACAATTTAAAAACTACATACGACGAATTAGCTTCAAAAAAAGATACAATTAACTACTACGATTTTTCTTATAGTCTACTTAAGGACGGTGGAGTTAAATCAAAAATCATCAAGAAGTATCTACCGCTGATAAATCAGCAAGTAAACCGTTATCTACAGATGATGGACTTCTACATAAACTTTACTCTTGATGAGGAGTTTAACGAAACCGTCCAATCACCAATACATGAAGACTTTTCATATGCTTCTTTTAGTGAAGGTGAGAAACAGAGAATTGACTTAGCACTTCTATTCACTTGGAGAGAAGTTGCAAAATTCAAAAACTCTGTTGCTACAAATCTTATGATTTTGGATGAGGTATTTGATAGTTCACTTGACGGTCAAGGAACAGAAGAATTCCTAAAAATTATTCGGTTCGTAGTTAAGGATGCAAATATCTTCGTCATCTCTCATAAGAGTGGGATGGATGATCGATTTGAAGATGTGATACGATTTGAAAAAATTAAAGGATTTAGTAGGATGGTAACATGATTGGTATTATTGGAAATGGATTTGTTGGAAACGCTGTCTATCAAAACTTTAGAGATAAGGTAACCACTAAAGTTTATGATGTAGATAAAAATAAATCCTTCAATACTCTTTCAGAAGTATTAGAGTGTGATTATATTTTTGTCTGTCTTCCAACCCCAATGAAGTCTGGTGGTGAATGTGACTTGACAATTTTGGATGATTTTTTTGAATCAGTTTCAGATTACATAGCAGGTACTTTCATTATTAAATCTACAGTTCCAGTTGGAACAACTAGAAAGTATTCCGAACGTCATAATGTAATTCATAATCCAGAGTTCCTAACAGCAAGAAATGCGGTTCAAGATTTTGTTAACTCTGAGAGAAATGTGATTGGTGGAGATATTGAACTTTGTAGAGACTTTGCAAAAATCTTCTCTAAATGTTTTCCAAAAATTAATAATATCCTAGTCTCCTCTGATGAAAGTGAGGCTATTAAGTATTTCTCCAATACCTTTCTTGCATGTAAGGTAGCATACTTTAATAAGATGTATGACTTCTGTGTAGCATCTGGTATGAACTATGATATGGTATGTGACGCAGTAACTGCTGACAGTAGGATCGGTAGATCACATACTCAAGTCCCTGGTATCGACAATGACCGTGGATTTGGTGGAACTTGTTTCCCCAAAGATCTTAACTCCCTGGTAGTCCAAATGGAATCTAAGAATATTAATGCTGATATTCTAAAGGAAGTTTGGAAATACAATGAAGAAATTAGAAAAGTAATTGATTGGCCTGTAACATGAAAGTATTAGTCACTGGACATAGGGGATTTATTGGAAGATACGTCTTTGCTGATTGGAGAGAGCAGGTAGGGTATCTTGCCCATGGACTTGATCGTCCCGATGACATCTCAGACTTTAAAGGTGGGGATTATGATCTGGTCATTCATCTTGCAGCATGGACAGATATTCGTGAGAGTTTGGAAAAACCAGAAGAATATTATAATAATAACATAGTCAAATCAAAACCTATCTTTGACTGGTGCGGCGAAACTAATACTCGCCTTCTGTATGCGTCGTCGAGTGCTGTTGATGATAATTATTGGGAGAATCCATATGCAATGAGTAAGTGGGTTAATGAGCAGATGGCACCTCCTAATTCTGTGGGAATGAGGTTTACTACAGTCTATGGCCCAGATGTTCGTCCTAATATGATGTATGGTCTTCTTAGGGATAAAAAAGCAACATACGTCACTAATCATAAAAGAGATTGGATTCATGTGAAAGATGTATGTCGTGCAATTAGGTATCTTGCTTCAAGTGACATTACTGGTGTAGTTCCTGTTGGATATGGTGAATCTGTCCCAGTTAGAAAACTAGCAGAAAAGTTTGGTCAGGGTGATCTGCCAACCAAAGAGGTTACACCTGGCGAAGCAATGGATAATATTGCTGATATTTCTATATTGACTAGTATTGGATGGTTCCCTAGAATAAATATTCTGGATACTGTTTCGACCGATGACAACCCCTAACTGGCAACACAACTCAGGTAAAAAGCAGAAACCCACCCTGAAACCACAGGCGGTGAGGGCACGGAAGGAAGCACTCAGACACTTTAAGAAGAGGTACATGAACCCGCACAAGATGCGGGTTTCGTCGTATTATGAGCTCATACAGAACAGAACAGATGGCAGTCCAACACGAAATCAAATCTCAACTCGCCAAACTCCTTGCCACTGAAGACCTGGTGGTTGAGCACAAAAAAGTTAAGACAGCTCAGTTCAATGTTCATACTCGTGTGCTGATTCTACCGATGTGGGAGAAAGCAAGTAATGCTGTATACGATCTTCTGGTCGGGCATGAAGTTGGTCATGCACTCTATACTCCAGATGAAGATCCTCCGAAAGGAATTCCTCATCAGTTTGTGAATGTAGTTGAGGATTGTCGTATTGAAAAATTGATGAAGCGTAGGTATATGGGTCTTGCTAAGACTTTCTTTCGTGGATATCAAGAGTTGAATGAAGAAGACTTTTTTGAAATTCAAGGTGAAGATTTAAACACTTATAATCTTGCTGATAAAATCAACATTAATGCTAAGGTTGGTAATTTCGTAAAGGTTAAATTTTCTGAAAAAGAAATGGAAATTGTTGACTTGATTGATGCTTGTGAAACTTTTGCAGATGTTGCTATCGCGGCAGAAATTCTTTACCAATTTTGCAAACAGGAAAATGAAGGAGACCAAAAAGTAAAAGATATTGATCAACTTGATAACCTTCCTTCGATCCCTAAAGACGAATCATCTTCCGATTCAAGATTCAGTCAAGGTGATATGGAAATGTCGCATGAGGAGATGCAGGAAGAGTCAGAGCGACGGGAAGAAGAAAATGAGCAGACTGATAGTGTTTCATCGGAAATGTATTATGATGGATCGCCAGATGTTCGCACCGCAGATTCTCTTGAGAACAAACTTCAAGATTTAATTGGAAGTGACACATGTGAAAACAACTATGTTGAAATTCCTAAAGTCAATCTTGACACTGTTGTAGTTAATAACTCTGAGATTCATGACTATATTGATGGGTGGTTTAGTTCTCAGCAGGAGAAACTTCCCATGCAGAATCTTTATGAAAAAGTTGATACTGAGTTTAGAGTATTCAAACATACGGCTCAAAAGGAAGTAAATTATCTTGTCAAAGAATTTGAATGCCGCAAATCTGCAGACTCTTATGCTCGTGCTACTACTAGTAGGACTGGAGTTCTTGATACTAGCAAACTACACACTTATCGATACAATGAAGACTTGTTCAAAAAAGTAACCACTCTTCCTGAGGGTAAAAATCATGGTCTTGTGTTTGTTTTGGACTGGTCTGGATCAATGCAATACACTATAAAAGATACCTGCAAACAATTGTTCAATCTTGTTTGGTTTTGTAAGAAAGTTGGAATTCCTTTTAATGTATATGCATTCACTGGGGAATGGAAAAGGAATGACGTTGATACACTTCTAGAACAGCATACTATTGCAGATGTGAAACCACATTATGAAAAAGTGGAGGGTCTTCTTTCTGTCCATGAAAGATTCTCCATGCTGGATATGATTACTAGTGAAATGTCTGGCAAGAATATTGAAAGGCAACTTCTCAACGTTTGGAGGCTTGCATGTGCTTTTGAAAATTATTGGTCATGTGGTTATACTTATCCTCCAAAGGTAACACTTTCGGGGACACCTTTGAATGAAGCAATTATCTCCCTTCATCAAATTATTCCACACTTTCAAAAGATGCATAGACTTCAGAAAGTTCATTGTATTGTCTTGACGGATGGTGAAGCAAATGCAATTCCATATCATGTAATAATTCATCGTGACCCTGATGCAGAACCTTATATAGGATGTCGTAGGGTCAATCCTGAGGCAACTTTTCTTCGTGACCGTAAATTGGGAGTTACTTACAAGTTTGGATACTCTTATTCTGAGTTTACTGATGTTCTTTTGAAAAACTTGAAAGATCGTTTTCCTAATACTAGTTTCATTGGCATTCGTGTTCTTGAGGGTAGAGATATGAATCGATTCCTCAATCTTTACTTCAACTCTATTGAAGTTAATGATTGGATTCAAAAGGAAAAGATTCAACTCGAATGGAAAAAAACAAAAAGTTTCTGCCTAAAAAATTCTGGATATGATGCTTACTTTGGTATTTCCTCAAGCGTGTTGTCATCTGAATCTGAGTTTGAAGTGGAGGAAGATGCAACAAAGGCAAAAATTAAATCTGCCTTTGTAAAATCTTTAAAGGCAAAGAAACTAAATAAAAAGGTTCTTGGGGAATTTATTTCTCTGGTTGCATGACGATGAATTGGAAGGAAATAGCACTTCAATGCGAGATCAATCCTAAAGTAAGAAAAGTTCTTAAGGAAGGCCCAAAGAGTCTTGCTCAAGCATGGATGTTTCAAGTACTCAAATTTAAATATGGACGGTTTGAGAAGTGACTAGTGGGAGGTTTAAAACCTCCCTTTTTCGTCTATAATAGGTAAAGTTCAAACAAAGCAAAACCAAAGCACAAATTAAGAAAGCATTTGCCAAGTCTCTTATGGTCAAAAAACTAAATAAAAAGGTATTAGGAGAGTTTATTTCTTTAGTAGTATGAAAACTTTTCAAGAATTTGTGGTAGAATGCTCTCAGATGGATGAGAGT